TGTGAATTTAGGGTGCAAGACAAATGAGCAAAGAAGATAAGGAAACAAAAGTGTATGCTTTAGGATTAAAAGACGGAAGAAGTAGTGGGCGGAATGAAGCACTACAAGAAATAAAAAAACTTATACAAGTTATTAAGAAACTCAAAAAAGAAAATGAAGAATATAAAAAGCTTTTGGAATGGAGAAGGTATGTGGAGACAAATGAGCAAAGAAGAATGGTTTAAGGTAATACGAAAATCAAATGGGACTTTTGATATTAAAGGATTTGATAAGTCAAAATTAAAAGGAATTGATGAATATGCTGTTATGATTTGGGTTTCAGGTTGCCTTAAAACTTGGAAAGAAGAAGATTTAAGAGGGAGGCAACAAAAATGATAATGTCATACGAGAGATACAGGATAAAAAAAGTAGGGCAAAACAGCAAACAAGGCTACATCCTACTATCAGCAGGCACAAGAGACAAGCTTGGAGAAACACAAAGACCAATCATAGTCGCCATATTTGATGAAGGAGAAATAGACATACCAGCAGCCGAATTTCAGGAAAAGCTTAAAAAACTAAAGAAGTATGGCGAGTTACAAACGGAAATAAACAAGATGGAGGAAGAAAATGAACGATGAAGATATGAAGATACTTGACGGAACAAGAGACAAAATCAGAGCAAAAAACCCTGAAGCTTGGGACTCTGCAGCACAAGCCTCAGAAGAACTGACACCAGTCATAGCACCATTCATCTCAATACACACTGCAGCAAAAATGAAGTTAGGCAAGAAAATCGGAGATGAACTGTTCTCATCAGGAATAAGTGCAATGATACTAACTTATTGCGAAAACCTAGATGACTGTTACTCATTCCTTGAATTACTCAAGAAAGACATAAAAAAAATGGAGGATGTGTTCAATGATGCGTTTTCTGAAATACAACCTGGCAAAGATACTGAAAAGAAGAATGATGAGGCAAATCCAAAAAGGAATAAGCCTAACGGAAGAAGTCCAGCAAAAGCTAATACACCTGGACGGGCAAATAATGACGAAAGGGGAAATTGAATGGGAATGGAAGGCAGTGATGGGAAAGAAGAAGAGGGGGGAGATTTGCAGGAAGAGAGTAAGAAAGAAATTATGAAGTTAAGCAGAGATGAATACCCCGCACAAACAAAAGAAAGCAGAAAAGCCTATGAAAAGATAGTTAATCAAATCATAGAAACATACAACCTAACAAATCCAGTAGACCAAATGATTGCTAACAGGGCAGCAACACAATTAATGCTTTTGCAACATTGCCAGTCTATGCTTGACAAGTATGGGCTGTTTTACGTTAGGAAGACAAATCAAGGAGACAGGATTGAGATGAATCAGCTCTCATACTTTATGAAGCAGCTTGAAAGCGAGTTCAGGTCAAACATCAGGATGCTGAAAGGAAAGGAAGTTCCTGCAGCAAAAGGACCTGATAATTTTTCAGATTGGTTGGAGGTGAAGAAAGATGGTAAGGCTAAACGCTAATGACTTGAAAAACATTGATGTTTTCTTAAATGATTACTCTAAGGGATTGGAAGAGGTAAAAAAGAAGGCTATTGATGAGATTAGAGTTAAGATTGCTGAAACTCTTGAAGGATTTAGCATTTGATTTTTTTTGGAATGGAATAAGAGGTGATTGATATGGATGAAATTAAATGGATTGTCATAGCGTTGGTGAAAAAAGATGATAGATGATTGGATTTTGGTGATTTGCTTGATTATATTTTGTTTAGGAATAGGGTTAGTTACAGGAATGGCTGTTCCAAGAGGTTGTGATTGCGAACCTGCACTAATTGAGATAAACAAGTGTGTTAATCCTTGTCAGTCTTGCAGGGCTCTCATAGGAAACTATGATGGCTTAATTGATGAGTTGCTTGAGGCTAAGATTAATCTTGAGAGGGTTAATTATTGTTTAGAGCCAGGACACATTGAGATGGAGGTATGCAAATGAGCAGTTTTGAAGAAGACTTCCCAAGCCTGAAAGAAAAAGGCAAATGGGTTAATTGTGTTGATGATGAAAAAAGAGTAGAAGGCTCTGTTTGTGCAAAATGTGGCACAGACCATACACTTACATTTGAACTGATGAGAAAACTTATGCAAGAGCATTGTTTAGACAAGCAGAAAGTCAGAAAAACTTTGAAGAATGTTTTGCCTTTGCCTGAAGATGATGAGGATTTTGCAGGACTTAAATCTCAACAGCAGTCTGAGCTCTCGCAAGAATCAGAGAGCAATAGGGAGTTAAGACAAAAATTAGAGGATGGGTTGGGATTATGAGCAGTTTTGAAGAAGACTTCCCAAGTTTAGCAACTAAAGAAACTTATGAAATGTTTAACAATAGTTCTGTTGTTATGAAGGAAGTTAAGAAAAGGGTGGGGATTTTTGTTAGGATTTCTGATGTGCAAGAGCATTGTTTGGACAAGCAGAAAGTCAAAGAAGCTATTGATAAAATATATAACTCAAGACCAAATCAAAAAGAAAAATAAGTAAAGCATCAAAGAAGATTAGCAAATCTTTGTAACTACTTGGAAAATCATCCTGTATATATAAAAATACTTAATGAGGACAAAAAATGAACAGAAAAGATTTTATGAATCAGAAGGCTGAGGAGATGAGCATTGCTGAGCTTAATGAGGCAATGAGGATTAAGTTACAGGAAGAAGGACGAGCACCAGGAATAGAGCCAGAGAAGTCATTAACTTTTGGTGAGGAGATTAAAAAATTAAGGCAGGAGTGGGAGCAGCTTAAAAAGGAGCAGAGACAAAAACAAAGACAATGAAGTTAAATCCTCAAAAGATTAAGAAAAGCTGCGTATACTTCGTTGAAGAAGTCATCTATAAAGGAACAAAATACTTCCTTACCAGCTTCCAAAAAGAATGGCTTGACTTATGCCAGAAACATAAAAGAATAACCATAATGGCTTTCCGAAGCAGTGGAAAAACCAGGCAAATGATAGTCCACCACTCCTTATGGAGGGCAATATGCAACCCAGGAACAGAATACCTAATCATCTCAAAAACCCTCCCTCAAGCAATAAAAATACTGAAAGACATAAGAACCACACTCCTATCAGTCCCATTACTAAAAACCTGCATTCCATCAAACAGAAGCCAAAGTTGGAGCAGAACTGAAATAGAACTGTCAAACCACTCCTCAATCAAAGCCAGAGCCTATAACGAGAACGTAAGAGGAGAACACGTTGATGGAGTTTACTGCGATGAATTAGGAGAGTATGACGACCAAGAAATAATCAAAACGGCAATATTCCCAACCATAAGAGCAAAAAGAGGTCAGTTCGTTGGATTAGGAACCCCAAAGTCAGAACTAGACCTCCTACACTCCATTGAAAGAGACCCAGGCTTTTCCTCCATTTACTTTGACAGATACCCAGCTGAAAACGAAACCAGCAACTTATTTGAGGAAAGGTATCCTGACACCCAAGTAGTTCACAAAGACGGAGCTGTTCACGTTATTGACAAGAAGACACAATTGACGATAGAGACATACAACAATATGACTTGGAGTCAGGAATTCTTGCTAAAACCAGTATCTATGGAAGACAAGCTATTCCCAGACCATATGGTTAATGCCTGTCTTGACCCAACTATGACATTCCAGCCAGATGTAAAAAACTTACACCAATACTTTATGGGAGTGGACTTTGCAATGTCAGCAACTGCAGGCAGTGACTTTACTGTCATTACTGTCTTAGAAAAAGCCCCTGGAAACAAGAAGCTAAAGCTAGTTTGGATGGAAAGAATTAGAGGGCTAAACTACATCGCACAAAAAGAAAAAATCATTGAGATAGCTGAAAGGTATGAGGTAATCAAGATACTAGGTGACGAAGGAAGCTTTGGAAAAACATTCATTTTTGACCTAAGACAAGAAGGAATGCCAATTGAAGGATACAGGTTCACATACCAAAGCAGCTCAAAAGAAGAGCTTATCAAGGCATTAAGAGACCAGTTTGAAAAAGAAGGATTTATACTGCCTTACAGCCAAGATGATATAAAAACATACACTCTCGTAAAAGCACTAATTGATGAGCTGTTAAAGTTCGGAATCATCTTTGATATGAAGAAAAAGCAAGTTAGGTTTGAAGGAACTGGAAAGCACGATGACTGCGTAATCTCTCTTGCATTATGCAATTACATAGCAAGACACATAACAACAAGCTTATTCTCGGTTAGCACAAGTTCCCAAAGAAGAACGAAATCAGACCCTTTTGCAGTGTCCCTTAAGTGAGACAAAACACAATCAATAAAAAGGATTAACCCCATAATACACCTTTAATGGCGTATTTTGTAAAAGAGGTAGGTAGTTCTATTAACAATCAAGTAATCAGAGAAGGAGGAGCTGCTCTTGTAAAAGCCAATACCTTGTCTTTCTCAAAAGCCCTTATTGAAGAGGGAGATGATGAAAGAGTTGAGCTTAACAAGAAGTTTAAGAGAGCATATGAGAAAGTTCCTTTAATCACTGCAATCATTGACGTTCACGCAGACCAAGTCGTCCAGGAATTCTATTTTGAAGGACCTAACAAAGAAAAAATAGACAAGTTCTCAGATAAAATAAACCTTATGAGATTCTTTCACAGAGTCACTAAGTCAATGCTTATTTACGGAAATGCCTTTATCGAAATTGTGAAGAAAGGAGCTGATATAGAAGAGCTTAAAGTTCTTGATACAGTATGGATGAAGGTGTATAGAAACAAGACTGGAGACTTGAAAGGATATGGTCAAATAATAAACAATGAGGAAATGGTGTTGTGGGGAACAACAGGAGACCCAAATCAGGATGCCAAGTTTAAGAAAAGAATTGCGTCAACAGACAACCTAGCTCACTTCAGGTATAATGTGTTGGGGAGCGAAGCATACGGGAGAAGCATACTTAAGCCAATCCTGTCAAGCTTACAACAGAAACTTGATATGGAGAATGACTTGAAAAGCGTCATATTCAAATATGTATCTCCTCTTATTTGGGCAAAATGCGGAAATGACCAGTTCCCAGCAAACCAAACTGTTATTGACACAATCGCAAATACCTTAAAAGACCTGTCATCAAAATCAGAAATTTCAACAACCCACCTTGTTGAGCTTGGAGTTCTTGAATTTAACGGAAAAGGAATGGATATTAAAACTCCAATTGAGCATATCGAACAACAAATAATTACGGGCGGGCAAGTCCCACCAGTTCTCCTTGGAAGGTCAAGTGACGGCAAAGGAGACAAGCAAGCTGAAGTTCAGTTAAGAAACTTTGGAAGGCGTGTTAAGGCAATACAAAGAGAGATTAAGTATGAATTTGAAGATAACATCATTCTCAAAACAGACTTGGGTTCTAAAGAAGACCACCTAATATGGGAGAAAGCTGAAGAAAGAGAATGGGAAATTGATGTTGACATTATTCGTGGTTTGGTGACTGATGGAGTCCTTACACCTCAAAAGGCTAATGACCTTCTTCCACCCAAATATCGTGAGACCTTACCAGAAATTGAGCTTGACCCCCTAAACCAAAATTCTACAGGCTCTAATGGAATACAAAAACCCAGGGTTTCTCAGAAGAAAAACAATAAGGTTAAGGATAACCCAAATGACCCCACCAAAACCACGAAAAATCCTAAGACTAACGGAAAGAGAGTTAAGAAGTCAGACAGGGAGTTGAAGGTATGAAAAAGAAAAGTGCTGAAGACCGTTTTGCAATAAGCTCAGGAAAGAACAACAAGCCAATAATTATGGAAGTTGTAGGCAGGAAAGGAGTTAAGGTTGCTGAGCTAGTGGATATAGGAGATGACAAGCTTCCATATCATCAATTGGAGGAATCATATGTTAATTGACTGCGAACAATGTAAGCAGACCTTTAAAGGAAGGAAAGGTGCAAAATACTGCAGTCAGCGTTGTTATGGAGATTCCAAGATAGGAATTAAACACTTTGAGGAAACAAAACAAAAAATTGCTGAAACACATATGGCTGAAAAGAACCCTATGTGGAAGGGAGATAAAGTTGGTAAATTAGCTTTACACGAATGGGTTGCAAAAAGAATACCTAAACCTAAATTTTGTGAATGTTGTGGAAGTAGAGAACCAATGGATTTAGCAAATAAAAGCGGGCAATATTTGAGAGACTTATCAGATTGGAATTGGCTTTGCAGACAGTGTCATATGATACTTGATGGGAGAATGGCAAATCTTACAGCGAGGTGGTCAAAATCTTGATAGACTGCCCAATCTGTCACGATAAACATTCAGTGCCAGATAATTATGATAACACAGAAGTTATTTGTATGAGAGGAAAGATATTCCAGGATATGGAACCTACAGACATTTTGTCAAGAAATGAGTTTAACAAGAACAGGTATGGAACGAAAGTTGATGAGAACAGGAAAGTCACGGTTCAGACTGACGGACCATCATTTAGGACAACAGGAGAAAAAATAGGTCAGAACAAGACCAACTACTAAAAAAGAGGTTAATGAAAAATGGATGAACAAATCATTGAAAACTTTGAATTCACATACAACCCTTCATTTACAATACAAGAAGGAGGAAATGAAGTTTCAGGAAGGAAATGGCTGCAGATAGGCGGCATAGCACTTACAGAAGGAATAAGCAAAAACAATAATGTTTATACAGAAGAAAACTTGAAAGAAAATAACGGGAAAGAATTTAAGTGGCTTGTTGGACACCCAGATGAAGCGGAAGAACACGTTGTAGGTCTAGGAAAACTCCAGCTCGAATCTAGCGGTCTCACACATAAAGGAAAAATAAGAAATACGCTAAGACACCCTGACATAGTAGAACAAGTTCAGGACGGATTCCTAGGTCCCAGCATTCACGCTTCTGTAAAAAAAGCAATCCGAAAAGAAGGAAAAATCTATGTGGAAGGATTGAACATTGACGGAGTAGGGTTGGTTGCATTCCAAGGCGTAAAAAAAGCCAGTATAGATTATGCAATCGCCGAATCATTTGATAAGGCTGATAAGTTGGAGTCTTCGGAAAAAGACGCAAAAAAAATAATGCAGGTGAAAAATATGGAAGAAGAAAAACCAGTAGAAAAGCCAAAAGCTCCTGCCGAAGAACCTAAAGTAGAGGAGCCAAAGGCTGAAGAAGTAGTTGACAAACAACCAGACAAAGAAGAACCAGTAGCAGAAACTGTATCTCTTGAAGAATTTAAAAAAGTGCAGGAAGAAATCAAGGCACTCAAAACTGAAAAGAAAGAAGTTCTTGTTAACTCAATAATTGAGTGCAACAAAGAACTAAAGAAGGAAGAGCTTATGAAAGAATCTGAAGAAAAGCTTGTTCTCATAAAAGAGTATGAAGTAAAGCTTGCATCAGCAAAGCCAGAGAGCCACGCTGTTGTGGAAGAAGTGAAAGGGAATGATGGGATTGAGATGAAAGAGGAAGAGTATGGAGTAACCCTTACAGAAAAGGCAAGAATCCAGCTCGATAGAGAAATGAGAGAGAAAGTTTTGAGGTGAAATAAACAATGGCACAAACAGGATTTACGCTGTCTGATGAAGGAAGAACCCTTACTGTTCTTAATGACTCAGGCACAACCGCAATTTTCGCTGGTGACTTTGTCTATTCTGCAACAAACGATGATGTTACAACAGGAACAGCAGCTTCCGCAAGAGCTGGCTATGCAGCAGGCGATGTAAAAGTTAAGACAATCACTTGTTCAGCAACAGCTTATACGAGCATTATTGGAATAGCAGTTCAGGACATACCAGCAGACGGATATGGTTCAGTAGCAATGGAAGGAATTTTCTTGCACCCAGTATCTGCAGACACCGAAGCAGGAGACTCATTAATAGTTAATGCTTCCACAGACAACTTTGTCGTAGCCGTATCTGACGCAACAACAACGGTAACAGCAGCAGTTGCTGATACATACAGGTATCAGGTAGGAAGGGCATTGACAGGCGGTTCAACTTCAGGAAAATACATTTTCTGGAAGTTAACCCTATAAACGAGGTGAAACAAAATGCCATCACAAATACTAACAACCGATAGTGCAGATTTTGCAAGCACTACAGCAGGAAGCGGCACAATGTCTTACCTTGTTCCTAGGAAACTTTTGGGAGAAGTAATGAACGCCGTTAGAAAGAAACTTATTTTGAGAGGACTTGCAGCTAGGGTTTTCGGACCATCAAGCATTCCAGGAAGGATGCTGGTTATACCAATGCAGTCTGAAATAAGCTCAAGCACAGCTTTGCCAGTAGACAGGGTTGCAGAAGGCGGAGAAATCCCTCTTGGAGCAACAACTTTCGAAAGCAAAACATTGACACCAATAAAGTATGGTATCAGGATTGGAGTAGCAAGAGAATTAATGGAAGACGGTATTATAGACATACTATCTTACCACTCAGAACTTGCAGGTTATGAGTTTGCAGACAATGAAGAAAGCTTGATTGTATCACAGCTTGACGCAGCTTCAACAGCAGCTTCGCACAATGTGGCAAACTCAAACGCAACCTTGCCTATAACTGACATAACAGCAGCTATGCAACTTCTTGAGGTAGATAACTACACCCCAACACATATGATTGTCGGTGCAGAAATCGCAAATGACTTGAGGAACATAGATACTTTTGTGGAAGCAGACAAGGCAGGTATAAACGACCCATCCAGAAGGTTAATCGGAACAATCTTTGGAATGAAGGTTATAGTATCAAACAACGTAACAGCAACATTAGCTTACGTTATAGATGCAAACCACGCATTCATAATTGGAGAGAAAAGACCTCTTACAATTGAAAGATACACTGATTACGCAAGGGATTCAGGTTTTGTTGTAGTAACTCAAAGGGTTGCACACG